ATAAAACAATTAATGCTAACAATAACGCATACTGGACACCACCAACAAATGCACCTGGAGTAACGAATGCTTTTAGTGTTGTGATACAGGATGCTTTAGGTGCAATATCTTCACCAAATGTGGATGTGCAAGTAGATTTACAACCACCACCACCACCACCATATCCATGTTTTCTTGAAGGAACTAAAATCTTATGTTTTGAAAATAACAAGGAAGTATATCGTCCTGTGGAAAGTCTACAAAAGGGTGATTTAGTCAAGACCATTTATAATGGATACACGCCAGTTTGCATGATGGGTACAACTAAATTATACAATCCAGGAAATGATTATCGGGTTGCAAATCGTTTATACAAATGCTCAAGAGAGAAATACCCCACATTGTTTGAAGACTTGTATATAACAGGATGTCATTCAATATTGGTTCCTTGGATGACGAACGATCAGTGGGAAAACACAAAGGCGGTTAATGGAAATATATATGTAACGGACAACCATTTTCGTTTAATCGCTTGTGCGGATGAAAAGACCGAGCCGTTCAACAAGGAAGGCTTTATGAATATCTATCACGTTGCCCTAGACCACCACGACATATGTATGAATTACGGCATATATGCAAATGGCCTCTTAGTAGAGTCTTGTTCAATTGATTTTTTAATACAATATTCCAACATGAAAATATTAGGAGAAAATGATAATGCTGTATATGAAGATGTTGACAAGATATCAAATAACATGGCACGTCAATTAGTAAATACATGCTAAACACAAAACACAAATATCCCAAAATAAAATATTACATTTGTTGAAAAATAAAATGTAATATTTATTGTTATTTATTTTGTATTACCCCTCACGATATTATGCAGTGGGAAGGGGTGCCAAGCAGAGACGAATTGAACCGAGGGACGCGACATCGTACTTCACAACAAGCGGCAGGTCATTCTCCAAATAGATTTCAATTTGAGAGCACAAGTTGGTGCACTTGATGAAATAACCGAGATTTTTCAAAGAGAATTCGCCTTGGATAATCTTGCTAGAGTCCTGCTTCAAAACAAAACCCATGCTTCCATCGGACTCGGCGCGGTGGATTTCTGCACTTGCGAACTGGCCGGAGCACTTGAAGATAAGCTCATTGCCAACAGACTTGATCTCCAACTTGTCCGAAATGCAAGACAAGTCGCGAATAATCTTCTGAAAATCGGCAGAAGGCAAGTTGATGACCGAGGAAAACTTGACGTCAGGGTATTCCAACTCGTCCAACTCGGGCTCAATGAGACGTAGCTTTTGCGTCTTACATTGCTTAATCTCTCCATTCTCAAACTTTAAGGCTAAATGAGAAACGATTCCATCCACATAATCGGCGTTCTCAATGTAAATCGTCAAGGTATCGTCGTTATCAATAGAATTAATCAACTTGAACAAGTGAAACATATTAACACCAATAATGATCTTCTCCTTCTTGCATTCATAGAACTCAAAGTTGTGGGCGTCCAAAAACAAATGCGCTAAAATAGTATGAGACTTGTCCATGTTGATGATACGAATGCCATCGGGCTGAAAACAGATATTTGTCTCCAATAAAATGTCCTTTAGCGCGGTCATTAAAGTACGAAACGGGGCGATTTGCACGGTCTTGATAGTTAACACATTGTTGGTTGTCGAGGAATTTAACGCGTAATTGCTCATTATGAGTTATTTTACGCAAATCTTTAAATCGTTTCTAAAGATTTACACATTTTTACATTTCAAACGCAGATTATACTTTTTTCCAAGAACAAATATTATTTTTATTTGGTTTAGATATATAATTTTGTCCATCATTGCCAACCATTGTTTTATTACAATTTTCGTTTGCTGGATATGGTGGCGATTTTCTATTTTGATATTTTTTTAGTGTTTTGCTGTGTTGGTTTATAGCATTTTTACCAGAAACATTTTTAATTTTTTCAGTTATCATTTTACGTTGTGTTTTGTTTAATGCTAAAGGATTCGTTTTGGTTTTTAATGCATATTTTATATTACGTATCCAACTTGTTTTACAAGTTTTATTACACGTTCCTTTGCCTATTGACGACAATATTTTCATAGCTCCATTATAATTCCTAATAAACGGCATATATAATATTGAAATATATAATATTTCTATAATATTTTGGCATCTCAATTTTGAAAAGATGTAAACGCTGCGCGCGGAAATATATCGCCTAAATGCGCTATAGACTATTGAACAACAATATAAAAAGTGTTTGCTATGTATATGATACACGATGGAAGAAAAATGCATCGAGACAATCAAAAACTTGTGTAAAAAATACGAGGGAAATCCCTACATGCTACAGCGAATAGACGCTCATATTAATACATCTTTGGAGGCAACTTTACAAAATGAAGAGCAAAATCGCGAGAAGCGCATCGTTCGCACAAATACGCTAACCCACGAACAGCAAATCTTTATTCAGGTTTTTCTCAGCAAGAATAATTACTTCTATCTTGCTCATAATAATTGCTTTTATGAATACGATTGCAACCATTACAATGTCGTGAAGGAGGATGACATTTTGCATAAATTGCTTACAACTATCTCTCAAGATAGAGTTCTTCAGGATTGGAAATACAAAACCAAAAACAACATTATAAAACAAATCAAAGAGAGAAATCTCCTTCAGTCTGTACCCAATTCCGCTACTATTCAAGCTGTTCTAAAGGTTCTACACCCTGCATGGTTCCCATCCAAAGACCACGCAAAACATTTTCTTACCATGTTGGGCGATAATATAATGAAAAAGAATCAAGACGTAAATTATTTTGTATACGGCAAGGCGAAACAGCTGGTCGCGTTAATTGATACAACCGCGTATATTACTATTGGTTGTGCAAACGTCACACGCAATTTTATCAAATACCACGAATCGCATCAATATGCAAATAGCAGACTTCTCCATATGAATGACGTTAACGAATCTAACTTGGATGCAAATATTGGGCTAGACATGTTGTGCGTTGCAACCCACTATTCAAATCGCTATGAGAATGCAGACGGATATCTGCGAACAAAAGCTGGCGATAGTTTGAAGAAGTATGTTATGTTTTTGAAAAATAACACGCAAGAATCAATCGTAGATGCTTTTTGCGCCGAAATGCTAGATATTCCGTCAGAGACTAGTCATGCAGACGAGAACAAAACATACCAAATAAAATGGAAACATATGCATTATCTTTGGAAAATGCACCACTCCAATTTGTTCTTACCCAACATGATGTATTTGAACGCCTTTAAACAACTTCTCTCTGCGAAGTTTGAATACAGCGAGGCGTCGGACTCTTTCCTCAATGTCACCAGTAAACATTTGCCGTTGATACGTAGCTTTATTGAATTTTGGGAGCAAAACATGGTGGTTGACTTAGGCAACGAGCTAGAGATAGACGAAATTTGCGTCTTGTTTAAAAGCGCGAATAGCCATCTTCCTGAAAACGAGGTCCTAAAAATATTGAAACACTTCTTTCCCAATGTTGAATTGATGGATGATAAATATGCATTGAATATTTCATGCGTAAAATGGGACAAGAAGGCGGATATTCGGTCTGCATTGATTTCAATGAAGGAAGAGTATCGCGCAAAAAACGAAGGGCTACTCATATCATTTGATGTAGCGTATACGTTTTATTGTAATTTGTTTTCAAGCAAGCACATAGTAAGCAAAAACTACTTTGAAAAATATGTATATAATAACATGAGCGAATTTGTTGCATTTGATGCGTTTATCACAAGCGAATGGTATTGTTGCGGGTGTTAGATGTTTTTGGTTTGTTCTAAATTTATATAAAATAAAATTACATAAATTTACATATTAATGTGTAAAGAATTTAACGGCGGCTTTTGCGACTTCGGCGCATGCGACGAGTGCGACGACGACGGCCACCTCCATTCGGATTAACACCTCCACGACGGCTACGTCCGCGACGACTCATGCGGCGACGACGACGTCCTCCCGACATACCAGCAGCAAACTGAACGTCTGTGCTGGGTTCCATACCTGTTCCTTGACCATCATAATTTGCCGGCGACAATGAATAATTAACACCTGATCCTCCACGCATTATAAAATAACGCGAGAAAATAATTTATAATTTGAATGTTTCTAAATGAAATAATAAAATTATAAATATTTAAGTGTGTATATATTTAACGATATCTGCGACGACGAGTCTTCTTGCGTTTTCCACCGGACATACCAGCCTCAGTTTGAACTGCATTACCACTTGTTGGAACACCTTCTCCATCGTATGGGGAAGGCTCCAAATTATATCTAATGCCGCTGATTCCACCTCGTTGTTTCCTAGATTTGCCCATCTTACCTATCTTAACATAGCCAAACTTGCCCTTTCGGGTTCCATAGCCAGCCTTTACCAAACGATTCTCGCGCTTTGCGCTAAAATGCTTGGACTTGCTTACTATACGTCCATTTTTGGTGCGGAAAAGTTTTTCCTTGGTTAATCCTCCAGAAGTGTGATGTGCGGTGCCATTCATGACTTGTACGCGCGAACCAATTACCATATCATATTTTCCTCTAGCAGCTCTAGAAAGACGAGTCATTATAAAATAACACAAGAAAATAAAAGAAAATCTGGCTAAATATCAACAAAGATAATTACGCGACCCTGTCTAAAACCGATTTCTTATTGGAGGCAATATGCCTCCTGGCTGTCCTTGACGCATTCCCATCTCATCTGCATTTAAAACAAATCTGGTTTGGCCCTTGGCTGCCGCCCCCAAACCCAGCCATTGCCCCCTGCGCATGGCCCCCGATAAAGCGCCTACATGTCTTCCCCCTAATGTCCCCGGCAGTTTCTTTTGAATATTGCAATTCTCATTTTTAAATTGTTTATATAATTGCTCTTGGGTTGGATAATATAAACCCTTAATTTTGGGAACGGGGCAAATTTGAAGTATATTTGTAGTCCCATTTGCACTAAGTGCTATATTCTCACAATAAGTATCCATGTTAGCCATATATTATAACTATATGAATTCTTTCAAATCTGTTTTAATTAAAATTGAAATTAATATTAATTATTTAGTACTATACATAATTAATAAGATGGCAGCAACTCAAAACGAAGAACTCTCGCAAAAGTACCAGCAAAAGACGGACAAGGAGCATATCCTGGCCAATCCCGACACGTATATTGGTTCTGTCGAGGAGGTGGATACAGATATGTGGATATTGAATGAAGAAACCCAAAAAATTGTTCTAAAAAATATCAGGTATGTTCCAGGTCTATACAAGCTGTTTGATGAAGGCATCGTGAATTGTCGCGACCACGTAGTCCGTATGCTTCAGGCCGTTGCAAATAAGCAAGCCAACGCAATTCCTGTCTCGTATATTGACATTGATATTCAAGAGGACGGCACGATTGTAATGATTAATGACGGAAATGGAATCGACGTCGCGATGCATCCAGAATACAATATTTGGATTCCTGAATTAATCTTTGGACACTTGCGTACCAGTACAAATTATGACAAATCCGAGAAAAAGATCGTTGGTGGTAAGAACGGCTTTGGATTCAAGCTAGTTCTCATTTGGTCGACCTGTGGCACAATTGAAACTATCGACCATGTGCGCGGACTAAAATACGTGCAATCTTTCTCAAACAATCTGGACGTCATCGGCAAGCCAAGTATTACCAAATGCAAAAATAAACCTTATACAAAAATTACCTTCAAGCCTGATTATCAAAGATTGGGTATTGCGGGTCTATCGCTAGATATGATTGGGCTTTTGAAAAAGCGAGTGCACGACATTGCGGCGGTCACTGATAAAGCGCTCAAGGTGAAGTACAATGGGACGGCTGTTCCCGTGAAGAACTTCCCGCAATATGTCGACATGTATCTTGGACCTAAAGAGGATAATCCGCGTGCGTATGAACTTGCAGACAACGGACGCTGGGAATATTCTGTTGGGCTAAGCGCCGAGCACGAGTTCCAACAAGTTTCGTTTGTCAACGGCATCAACACCAGCAAAGGTGGCAAGCACGTGGAATATATCTTGAATCAGATTACTAGAAAATTGTCCGCATTTATTGAAAAGAAAAAGAAAATCGTCGTGAATGCAAACACCATCAAGGAGCAACTCATTCTGTTCTTGCGTTGTGATATTGAGAATCCAGCATTTGACAGCCAGACCAAGGATTTCATGAATACGCCAAGCGCAAAGTTTGGCTCATCTTGTGTAGTCAGCGACAAGTTCATTGAAAAGCTGGCGAAGATGGGTGTTATGGATGCTGCGTGTGCGCTGACTGAAGTGAAGGAAAACAAAGCAGCCAAGAAAACGGACGGCGTAAAAAGCAAGCACATTCGCGGTATTCCAAAGCTGATTGATGCAAATTGGGCGGGGACAGACAAGTCAAGACAATGCGTAATCATCTTTTGTGAGGGTGATTCAGCGAAGGCTGGTATCGTTTCGGGGCTGTCCTCTGAAGATCGCAATATCTTTGGTGTGTATCCGATGAAGGGCAAGATTATGAATGTGCGTGGCGAGACCACCAAAAAGATTACGGATAATAAAGAGATTACTGAAATCAAAAAGATTTTGGGTTTGGAATCTGGCAAGAATTACAAAGACATTGAGGACGTTTACAAGTCGTTGCGTTATGGAAAAGTCTTGTTTATGACAGATCAGGATTTGGACGGCAGTCATATCAAGGGACTGGGTATCAACTTGTTTCAGTCCGTATGGCCGAGCCTAGCGACGATTCCTGGATTCATCGGTTTCATGAATACACCGATTTTAAAAGCGCGCAAGGGCAACAAAGAATTGGTGTTTTATAATAACGGCGAATATGAGGCGTGGCTAGAAGCCTCGAACAACCAGGACATGAGCTGGAATATCAAATATTACAAGGGTCTAGGTACAAGCACAGGAAAGGAGTTTCGCGAGTATTTTGAGAAGAAGAAGATCGTTGGGTTCCAACACACTGGAGCAGAA